CCACTCCTATCTTTCTGATCTCGTCGAGCACGTTCTTGGGACGCTTGCCGAATATGGGTTTGATGTCCGCCTTGCCCTTTTCATATGAAAGCCTGACCTCGGTGATCTGCGTGTCCATTTCCACGCCGGATACCCTGCTTTTCAGCGTCACATAGTCGCCGATATCCCAGTGCGTGCCATACCGAAAAGGCCCCGCAGGGATCACGTCTCCAGACAGGCCGCGGGCACGGGATTTGTCGCGCAGCTTATATTTGCCCTCATAGAGCAGGTCGTCCACCAGCTCCACACTGCCGCAGTCCAGCCACGTTTCGCGCCTGTCCCAACCAGCACGGGGGATATCGTCCTCATACACCACCTGAATCAGCCGCCCCTCGTTCTCGCCCGCGCCCCCGGCATAGCCGGTGTTGGCATATCCGGCCTCATCTTCCGAATACTTCAGGCCGGACACATTGCCCCAGGCGGTCGCGAACACCACCGGGCTGTCGCTGGCGGATGTGCGATCACGTCCTGCGATCACGTCAAACATGAATTGACTGTTCTCCAGATCCAGCCGGATCTCGTAGCCCATGCCGGTCAGCTCGCCGATAGACTTGAACACCACTGTGAGCGGCTCAAACCGGCTCTGCCAGCGCATCTCGGGGCCGCGCAGCTGATCCTCGGCGATCACCAGTCCGGGGAAGGCCCGCACGATATCATCCGGGTTGACCATGTGCCGGTCGGCGTAGTGCTTGATGACGCTCTCTGCAGGCGCGTCCGGATCTGTCAGCGCGGGGAAGCGGTCATAGCCGAAAAACTGAGTGTCTTCCAGCTGCGACGGCGCGGTACTCCGCCAGAAACACAGGTTTTTGAGCTCCTTGCCCTTGGCGGTAACAGGCACGCCGCTTTTTTTCTCGTCGGCCTCGTAATAATCAATGATACCGGCGTGGCGTTCGTCGAGAAACACAACGCGACCGGTCAGCAGCTGATCGGCGCCCTTAACGTGCATGGCGGTGTGGATCTCAAACGTGCCCACATCATAGAGCTTGCGCGTCCACTGCACGGACGATGCGGCGGTGATATGCGCGAGCGGTACGAACCCGGAATCGATGGCGCGGATCACCGGCATACTACACACCTCCAAACCACGGCAGCGTATCCACATTGATCGTACACGTCTGGCTGTCGTCGCCGGAAATATACTCGAGCAGGTTCTCGCCCGGATCCAGCATGAAAAGCGTGCTGGAGAGGTCAATGTAGCCGATGGCGTCCTCGATCTCGCCGCCGCTGCGCTGGATCGTTACGCCGGGCCGCCCCGGCGTGGTGTCGATGCGCAGCACGTCGCCCTCGTACAGCTGTTTGCTCTCGCGCAGCCGGATGTATTCGCCCGTCTTCACCTTGACGATCTCCGGACGGGTGGACGGCCCGGTGATTTCCACTTCCATGGCCGACGGTCGGTTTCCGCGGCTCCAAATGGACGCTTTGTAACCGCGCGAGCCGAAACGGACAGCATCGAACCGGACAGGCCAGCGCAGCCCGCCGCCCTGATAGCCCATCGTCACGCGCTCCTTGACCAGGCCGCGAAAAAACGGGTCGGGGCAGTAGAAAACCAGCTGTTCACTCTTTAAGTAGTTGCCCACCCGCGCCGTGCCCTGCGGGCCGCGTTTGACGGCGGCGGGTATCCACCATGTGCCAAAATCGTTGGTGTACTCGAACCGCCCCAGCACGCCGCTCTCATACAGCGACGGGCTTAAAACCGCCATCAGCGCAAGCTTGTTTTCGTACATTTTTTTCCGCGTCGCGCCGCCGATGCTGATGGTCTGCGTAATCTCCCGGTCGTCAGTATACACCCCGCCGAACGATTTGCCGTGAACGCCCGCGGGATCAGATGTCATCATATGCGCGTCCGCTTCGCCGATGCCGCTGATCTTCTCAAATATGTACGGTGCGGCGTCGAACACCACAGCCCGGCCCCGTGGGTTGATGAATTTTGAGCGTTGCATCCCATCACCTCTTTACATTTGCGATATCCGTTCCAGCATGCGCTCCAGCTCGCGATATTCTTCCGACGGACTGGCCGTCTCGCGCAGGAAGTAAATATCCCCAAGCGATATGCCGCCCGCCGCCGCTGTGCCCTGCTGCGCCAGCCCAACCCGCGCACTCACCGGTGTGGGCAGACGGTACAGAAACTGATCCGCCGCTGCAGTGGCCACACTGGCCAGCTGCTTTTGATAGGCGGTGAAATTCGCCGTCAGCCCCGCAAACCACGCCTCGATGTCGGCCACAGAGGACTTAAAGCCGTCCACCAGCTGCTCGCCCAGCGACTGGCCGGTCAGGTTGTAGTCGGAGGCGTAGCTTTTGAGCAGCTGCAGTATGTCGTCCTGCGTGCCCTGCATCAGCAGCTTTTGCGCCTCGGCCTGCAGCGCGGCCTGACGGGTCAGCTCGTCGTAATATTCGTCGTTTGCCTTGAGCTCCGCATCGATCCTGTCCGTTTCGGCGTCCACCGTGTCCTTGACCGCGTCCATTTTGTCCCGCAGCGCCTCTTTGAGATCCTCGCGTTCGTTGCGCAGCAGCCACTTGCTCAAGTCGTCCTGCGCCGCCGCGAGCTGCTCGGTGAGCTTCTTGCGGTTATACGCGTCCTGCTCGTACTGGAGCTGCTGTTCGAGGGCGGCAATCTTGCGGCGTTTCTTGCGTTCCTCCTCAGCGCGATCTTCTTCTTTGGTCATGTCGTCCAGCGCGGCGATCTGCTCCTGGATGGCCTTGACCTGCGCGTCGCCCCATTCCCGCCAGGCCTCCTTGGACGCGTCCAGCCTTTCGGCTTCTGCCTGGCGCTGTGCCTCATAACGCGCCCCCAGCGCTGTGATCACGCCGTCCAGCACGCGGTTTAATGTATCGATATCACGCGCCCGTATTTCCTGCTGCACGTTGTACAGCTCTTTTTCCAGCTCGATACGCGCCTGCACGCCCGTTTTGTATGTGGCGATCATTTTCTTGATCTGCGCTTCCTGCTGCTCGAGGGTGAGCTGGCCGTAATGCACCTTGAGGTCAAACTCCTGACGTTCCAGCTCGCGCTGCAGCTGGTACCGCTCCGATTCGAGCTCGCGGCGGGCCTGCGTGCCGGCTTTGAGCGTGCGGATCTGCGCGTCCACCGCGGCGATCTCCTCGCGCAGCGTCAGCTGATCCATGGCCTTGCGGAACTCTAGATCCTCCTGTGCCTTTTGCTTGCGCAGTGCGTACAGCTCTTCGGTCAGCTTGCGCTTCTCCTCGGTGGTCTTTGCGTACTTGGCGAGTATGCGCTCGAGGTTCGCAATCTCCTCGGCGGTCGTCAGTTGATCCAGCGCGCGTTTATGATCCAGCAGCGCCATCTCGCGATCCAGCGCCTTGTTTTTGCGGGATCCGCCGCCACCACCGCCGCCGCCGGAACGCCCGCCGCTGCCTGCTGAAAAGCTCGGCTTAATTGTGGTGCCGGCCACAGAAATACTGGTAGACCCAAGCTCAGCCATTTTATTGATCACACGTTGTAAAGCATCAATCATTTTTGCTCCCTGATCCTGTGTGACCGTGTTCATCGCGATCATTGCCTGAATCTGACCCTGTGCTGCTGCGGCTGCCGCCATTGCTGTTGCGTAATCAGCCAACGCCAGCGCTTCTTTCATCGCAATGTCGTCCTCAATGGATGGCAGCATCCCCTCAATAGCATCTTTTTCAACGCCGTATATACCGGCCAGATACTCTTTGGCCTTAGCCGCCTGATTGCTTAGCTCTTTGTTTTTGACGATTGCATTGTTGTAATCTTCAATGGCTTTTTTGGCACCTTTGATATTCGCGACTTCCTTGATAGCTTTGGACACGCTTTCATAGGCGCTGGCCACTGAGCGCAGCTCGGACGCTGCATCCTTGAGCGTTTTGCCTAAAGCGTTCTGTTCGGCGGCCATTCTTCGCAGCTCCTTTGATGTGACGACGGTTTCATTTTTAAGAGCCTGTATTGCATTAACTGCATCGCGGCTGTTTGCGCTATCCAAGGCTCTTTGCAGACTGGAACCGATCTGCGCAATGAGCGTGTCATATTCAGCCAGCTCAGCTGGTGAAGCCAGGCCGTCCCATATGCGCTGCTTAAGCTGTTCCGCACGGGCATAGATTTCCTGCTCAGCGCCTTCGCCAAAAATGTCAGCGAGTATACTGTTGATTGCCGCTGTCGCAGCCTCGGTATCCACACCATCCCTGCTTGCAAAGGCCGCGATAAGTTGGTTGCGGGTATTCTGTACAATGGCTATGGCGGAATCAGCCACAGATTCATCAATAGAAAAAAAGGCGTTGAACATCTCCTGTGCCATGTCTCGGGCGTCTTCGGGCGAAATACCATTCATGAATGCCTGCTCCCAGGCGGAGCTCACAGCTTCCTGTATGGCTTCAGGAACCTGCTTTCCTTCGGCCTGTGCTTCCAGCACCATCAATTGAAACATATTTTTAATAGCCCCTTTTGCGGCATCTGGCAAAAACCTTAGGCTGTTTTCAATGAGCTCCTTATTACTCTCAAGCTTTTTAATGGCTTCTTCAGCTTCTTTATCACTTATAATCTGAAAAGCTGAATTTCTACGGAGAGGTTCAAGCATAATAGCGGTCTGCAGCTCTTGTATTTTTTCCAACTGCTTTTCTCGTTCTTTTAGGGCATCATTGTAAGCTTTTTCCTCTGCGGTCTGATTTTCCTGCAGTTTTGCCATAAACAACTCGCGCGATACCTTAAGCTGTTCCTTCATCAGCTCCAGATTGCCGGCGAGAAGACGTCCTTCTTCATCCACCGCCGCCGCTGAATATCCGTAGGTATCCACCAGCTCCGAGCGGATATCCAGCATGCGCTGCGTATCGTCCGCCGTTTTGACTGTCTTTCTGGACAACGCCTCATATTCGGCCACCAAAGCGGATGCGCCCACGTTGTCGCTGCGCAGCCTCTCGGTCTCCTCGCGCAGTTCGGCCATCTTGCGTTTGGATTCCTCTGCCGCTTTGCTGATCGCGCCGGTGATCATGGTGACAGCCATAATTGCGATACCGACTGCGCCCAGCGCCGTGCTGATCGTCGCCGCCATTGTGCCCGCGGTTTGCGCTGTGGACGAGAAGCCCTGCTTAAGATAGCGCACCTGCATGGCCAGCGCGGCCACCTGCTCCACCGCGCCGCCGCTTGCGCGGCCCACCGTGGCCAGCGAAAAGGCCAGCGCGTCGACGCCCATTTTATTCTGCGCGAGCTGCTGGCGGCTCTGCTCCATCTGCTGTGTGTTCATGCTGGCGTTCACCGCCGCATCGGCCACCTGCTGCTGCTGAGTCTGAAGCTCCTGCAATGCCTGGCGCGCCGCTTCGGCATCCTGCTTGAGCGCCTGAAGCTGAGGGTCGCCATCGGCTGTGCCCGCCATCCGCGCGCCGCTGGAGGCCACTTGCTCCCAGATATCCGCGTATTCGGTCAATGCCTGCTCGGCCTGCTGCAGCACGGCCTGCTGCTTGAGTATACGGTCTTCGATCTTGTTAAACTCGCTGTGGAGCCGGTCGAGCGACATGCCGTTGTATTGGTTCTGCAGCTGCTGCGCCGTGGAGCGCACTGCCGAGGTGATGTTGCCCATGGTCTGCTGGATGGTCTTCGCGCTGTCCTGCAGCCCTGTCTGCACACGTGCGAACCCCTGACCGACCTGCTGCATGGCGCTGTTCGTCTTTTGCGCCGCGGCGTCAGCCCCTTCCGACTCCACGGAGAATACAAATCTTAACTCCTCGTCCATGTCACCACCTCCTTTTTTGCCGTACTAAAAAAGCACCCCGCACGGGAGTGCTTTGGTCAATGATGCTTCTTTAATTCATGTCGATCCAATTATATTCATCCTCTGGAATGATGATCGTTTCTCCATCTTTATAATGGTATTTGACAAATGCCAGTTTTATTGTTTTGGCGGTATCCTGCCCATATAACGTCCATGCCGCTCCAGATGGTGTCTTTTCTCCAGGTTTAATATCGCCCTCTTGATATGTACATCCAACCATATCATAAATCCCATATTGCTGCACGAGTTCACCATAAGCGTCATAACACATTACGTAGAAGTCGAATGCGTCTATTGTCATATCACTATTATTTTTAATCCGCACATATATTTCAGGCGTACCAATTATATTCGCCTTTAGCTTAAAATCTGTAAATTCCAACGGTATAATAACCGGCGTCGGTTCCGGCGTGGGCTCGGGGGTTGGGGTTGGCGCTGGCGTTGGTGTCGGGGTCGGCAAAGGCTCAAGCGTTGGTTCTGCTGTCGGTTCGACAGTCGGAATCTCAACACTTGGTTCCATTTCAGGCTTTTGCTCTGCAATAGTAGGTGCACAGCCTGTTATTATAACAGAAATTAAAATGCAAACGATTATCCATAAAACTTTTCTCATACAATTCCTCCAATATCTGATATAAGGATATTATACCATCCGATGTATGATATTACTACCAAAACCATTAGGCATTTACCACTCTTCCGCGCCCACGTACACCACTTTGTCATCTTTTTTATCGATGCGGTGCATGTCGTTGTAAGCGTCCAGCACCGTCAAAAACTCGTCGATATAGTAGTCGCTCAAGAGGCTTTGTTTGCTGATGCCGATGGTTTCGGCGACAGCGACCCATTTTTGGAGCCAGAAATCAGTGTCGGCAGCTTGCGTTTGATCAGCCCCGACACGTCGGCGAAAAAATCAGTCATGTCGTTCATCGCCCAGTAGGCTTTTATCACGTCGCAGAACTCCTTGGGCGTGAGGGTATTCTTGATCACGTCCTTGTCCGCGCCGATGACGGCGGCCAGCGTGTTCACCGCGTATTCCGGCGCGATGACCAGCAGCCGTGTGATGATCCGGATCAGCGATTCGTCGGTCAGCTCCATCAGCTGCGCCATAATGTCGGTGACTGAGGTGCCGGGGAACAGCTCGGATATGATCTGGCCGGGCAGCTCCTCGAGCTCGCGCATGGCAGCCAGGTATACCCCGATGGGCACCTTTTTAACCTCGATGCCGTGCACCCGCTTCCCCTTAGGCAGCGTGACGCCCAGGCTCCTGTTGTTCTTCAAAAAATTCAGCATGTAAACCTCCAAAAAAGTAACGAGGGGATGGGGCTGCCATCCCCTTGAAAAGTTTGGTCTATTCTCCGCCGCCACCTTCCACGGGCAGCTGGTCGATGGTGTTGAGCCAGTCGTAGGTTTTGTCGGAAGAATCCTGAACCAATTCAACGTCTCCATTCGCTTTTCGGCCAAGCGCCCGGATCTGCAGCTTGTAGGTTGAAACTTCCCTGTTGTCCGGCGTTTTGGTTTGAAGATCAACCTTGACAGACATCAGCTTGCAGCAATAGTGCTTCCACATCCGAAACTCGCCGGATAGCATCGGCGCCGCGTATCCGAAGGCAAACTCAATGGCCTTATCATCTTTGTTGAAGAGATAAGTCTTTGTCGCTTCGGTGTAAGTTGCGCCCCTGAGCGCCGCAGCGATAGAGAGAGGAAGCTCGTTGACCTCAAACTCCATATCGAAATAGTTGAATTCTGTGCCGGAATCATAGATGTCATCGTCACCGGGGATTGTGTACTCGGTGCCGTTCTCATCCTTGGTCAGATTCCTGGCGCCTATGAACGACTGCATCGTTCCCGTCGCGTAAGCCGTCGCGTCGTTGGCTGTGATGGGCCAAAAACGCGCGGCGCGAAAGCCGTTTAATGCAATTTTATCAGACATTTAATAATCATCATCCTTTCCTTTTACGGTTTGTTCGCTCCGAAAAAAGCGATTTCCGTATAGTATACTGTCCGTCCGTTTTCGTCTGTGGACATCTTTTTCGGGCCGCGGCGGGGACGGGCGATGCACCAGCGTTCGTCCGCCAGCTGGATACGCTCCTCGTCCTGACCGCTGTCCAGCAGCTCACGCATGGCATATGCCACCGCATTGGCGTCGTCGCCGTCCATGCGGCGCACCTGTATCTGCACATACCGCCAGCTGCTGCCGGTTCCCGGCACATCATCCCACAACAGCAGGCCGATGCATGCGTCAGGCTGATCCGGCATGGTGTCGCGATAGATGTCCGTGTATCCGCGGGCCGTTAAAAAGGCCTTCAAGTCATCCAAAAACACCCTTAAACATCACCCCGCAATCCCTTTCTGACCGAGTCGGCCAGATGCTTTTTCCACCGTCCGCTGTTTTCCACCACCACGGACTCTAAGTATTTGGCCTCGCCGCCGAGCGGGTGGTTGAACTCCACGTGCTCATGCTGCACGAAAGCGTACGGCGCGGCGAAGCCGATCTCCGCCACAGCGCTGCCGTCGGCGGTGGCGTCGGGTGTGCCAGCCACGCTGACAGTTCCGTCGTCGTTGCCGGTGGCCACCGTCGTGCCGTTGACTGATGCGTACCCGCTGCCGCGCAGGTCGCCGAACTCCACCGGCGCCCGTTCCACAGCCCGGCTGATGCAATCCACAGCCACGTCGGTGACGGCCTGTGCGGTCGCACCCTTGATGCCTTCCGTCACCTTGTCGAGCTTGTCCTGTATGGCCCTGGCTGCTGCCGCATAGTCCGCCGCGGTCTTAATCACCCGCGTGGCCATCAGAGGTACGCCTCATAGTGCAGCACATTGCCGAACATATCCTTGGCCGGCGTGGTTTTCTGCACCGTCCATTCGCGCCCGTCGATGGCCAGCACGTCGCCCTCATTCACGCGTTTGGCCGTCAGCACGCAGCCTTCGCTGACAACCTGCTCGCCCTTCTCGTTGCGGATCAGGCGGCGGGTGTGATCCACGCTGGCCTTGATCGCCTCCGGAGCGGCGGGCCGTGCCGGCTCAAACACCGGCGTACCGTTGTCCTTGGTGTTAATGCGCCGCCGCCAGCCGATTGTCTCATGCGCGTATAGCTCAAGCAAACGGCACACCCCCCAGCATATAGGGACGCAGCAGCCGCTCGGCCTGCGGGCTGAACAGCCCATAGGCGGATACGGCGCCGTACGTCTCGTGCAGCTTGCCGGCTGAAAAGGACATGATGCCTTGGGCGCGCAGCTGGGCGCGTTTGGCCATCTGCTCGATCATGCCAATGCTGGCGGCGGCCTCCAGCGCCTGGGCCTGCTTCACCGCCGCCGGCACCGTGTCATGGGTGTGCCGTGGGAACTGCAGCGGCTGTCCGGTGTCGCGCTTGCGCCCTTGCAGCGGCATCCCGTCAATCCACATCAGCGCATGCCGCAGATAGACTTCCTTGTCGCCCGTGCTCAGCGCGTTCCAGGCCACGCGCCGGGCGTCGGTGGACAGCATCAGGCCGCTTATGATCTCGTCGGCCTCTGCGGCGGTGATGTACGTATCAACTCCCGGCGTCATGGTATCACTTCCTTATCCCGCGTTCAGCGTCAGGTCGTCGCTGCCCAGCCCGATGACGTAGCCGCCGGCGTTGAGCTTGATCACGGTGATTTTGTCGTGACCCGCCGCCATCGGCTCAATGTCGTCGCCCGTCTCGATGTCTATCCACGTATCGTCGGGCACATCCTTGAACAGCAGCGCCGGCGCCGTAGTCGCCGCGGTTTTGTATTTGTACGTGCCCGCGCCGGTGATCGCGATATCGGACGTCCCTTCTGTTGCGCCCGCGGTGGACGCCACCGTCACAGCCGCCAGATACTTCGCGCTGATGCTGGTCTCAACGGCGCGCACCAGCGCCTGTTTCGTGTCCGGGTCTTCACCCTGATCAATCGCCACACCCAGCCACGCGCAAAGCTCGCGCAGCTCCGCCGGTGTCAGCTTATCAATCAGCGTCAACACATGCTTGCTGTTGTCGATGGAATAACCCTGTGCGTTAAACCAGCTCGTATTGGTTCCGGCAGCCACAGCCGCGGCACCGTTGATAAAGTCCACGTCGCCCGGCGTATAAATGTGCGCCTCGTTGGGGCTGTATATCCTCGGCATCAGGTTTTTCCTCCCTTCTTATCCGCCTCTTTCGGCGGTTTCGCGTCTTTGCCCGGCTTAGAGTCCTTAGC